AATGCCGGGGCCACCATCCGCGATGCATTGAATAATCTGCCCGGGGATGCGCGGGTTCGCATCAGTCCGGGTGTGACGCCACAGGCATCTGCAGCGCTTGATACCATCGATCAGGAAATCGCACAGCTGCGCTTTACCAATGACGCCGCGCGCGGCAATCGTCCGATCACGCCCGCTGATATGGAGCAGGTGCGCAAGCAACTGGTGATCCAGCGCCGTCGCGCTGGCGAGGCGGCACGCATGCCCGGCGGCAACTGGGAGGATGTGCGCGCGGTCGGTCGCGTGATGGATGCCTTCGATGCGTGGGAGCAGGCGACGGCTACCCGGCCCGGTGGGCTGCTGACCGGCAATCCAGCTGACGTCATCGCGACGCGACAGGCGGCGCGTGCGGCACATGCGGATGAACGGGCGACTTTCTCGCGGCGCGGACCGGGCGATCAAGTCGGAAATTTCATGGAGAACGTGGTCGGCAAATATCCGGGACAGGAAATGAGCCCGGAAAAGATCATGCGGACGCTGATGGGAACGCCGGACAATCCGGCAGCTAACGAGAATGCGGTGCCAATCCTCAATCATCTCCGCGACAACGTGTTTGGCGCCAATAGCCCGGAATGGAATTCAATCAAGCGTGGGCTGATCTCGCATTTGACGGAAGCGCCACCGGGCGCTGAGCCTATCCCGCCCATCAAGCAGGCGCAGCGCATGGATACTTTCCTTGGCAATCAGCGTCATGCCGGCGCGATCTTGGATGCAGGGGAGCAGGCGCGGCTGCAACAACATGCTGATAATCTGCGCGGGGTTCAGGATGTGCCGCCACAGCCCGGCACCATCGAGGCTAAGATCGCACAACTCTCTAGTCCTTCGACGACGGGGGACCAGCTGCTCTCAGCCCTGACCGGCCAGCAGGGCGGCAATATCGCGACTGAGCTGCGACAGCGATTGACGCCGGAAAATCTCGGAGCGCTCAAGGCAAGTATGTTCAGTCGTATCTCTCAGGCACCGGAAGGCATGCTGCCATGGGAGCATCAGAAGACCGGGCAGAATATCGCGAAATTTCTCAGCACTGATCTGGCGCGTAATCTGTACTCGTCGAGTGAGCTCGGGATAATGCGAGACATTGCCAACGCTCACTTGCAAATCGTGCCTATCCCGGGCAGCACGAACGTCAGCGGTTCGGGCTATACTGGCGCGGCGATTGCGAAGCAGGGAATCAAGATGATGACGAGAAACCTGCTCAGGATGATCGGTCTCGCGCATGGTCATCTTCCGGGTCTATTGGCTGGTGAAGCATTAGCCAGCGCCAGAGAACGCATTGGTGAGCAACTCGCAGCACGACGCTCGGCTCAGCGAGCGGAGCAGTTATTCTTGGGACGGCGACCATTAGCACCAGTCCGCGCGCCGCAGGCTGTCGGCGCGTTTGCCGCTCCGCTGCTGACGCAGCAGGAGAATCGTTAATCGCAATAGGGGTCAAGGACAAAACCGAGAAGGATGAGACCGGCGATTGCGGTGAGGCCAGCCACGTTGCCGAAGGTCGTGACAAAATAAGTCACGAAATGATGCCAGATATGCATCAGGGTGATGCCGAGGATGAGGATGACGAAGAAGAGGGCTTGACGCATGGATGCTCTGAGTCAGATACGGCAATTGGTTGCGCAGGGCTACTCTCCGGAAGCCGCGGCAGCTGTTGTGAGCCGTCAGTCTGGCGGCAATACGGCGGCTCCCTCGGCCGGTGATGTCGACGCCGCCATTCGAGCCACTGCCGGCAAGGCCGGGATGGATGTCCCGACTTGGAGGGCGATCGCACAAATCGAGAGCAGCCTTAATCCGGGAAGCAACGCCAACCGGTCGACGCAATACAAGGGGCTGTATCAAATCGGCTCACGCGGCGCCGGCTCGGAGTGGGCGACCCACGGCTCCGGCAACATCTACAACGCCATGGACAACGCGCAGGCTGCCGCCAATCTGGCAGCAGACAACAATTCATGGTTCCAAAACAAGTATGGCCGCGCTCCAACACCGACCGAGACCTACATGATGCATCAGCAGGGTCGTGGCTTCTATCAGAATGGCACCATGACCAATGTCGGCGGCAATCCCTATCCCGGCATGAGCGGGCCGCAGACACCGCAATCGTTCGAAGCAGGATGGGGTCGTGAGATCGCGCGCCGCGCCGGGCTTCCCTATGACCCTAATGCTCCGAGCGTGGCGGGTACCAGTGGAGGCGGAGATGGAGGCGGGGGCGGCGGTTCTGGCGGTGCCGTTGCCGGACCAGCTGGCACATCGACCACACAGGCATCAGCCGTGACACCGAGTACGGGTGATGGTGATTCGACGAATGCACTGGCAGGCATCGCGAAGATGCTTCAGACACAGCAGCAGGCGAACGCACCTCCGCCACTGCAGCCAATACAATTTCCGTCAGCAGTGACGCCAGCGATGCTGCGCGCGAGACAGTACGCGCAAGCGATGATCAATCAGCCGCTCACCAATCAAACTCAGCCTCCCGCTACGGGGACAACGCCATGAAGAAGCGAATACTCAACTTCGTCGGCCTTACCGTCCTGTTTTTCGTAGCGGCACTCGGAGCTCAGGTCAGCATTGAGACGGCGAAGGCGGCATTCTGGCAGTGGAGCAAGACCGCCACCAACAATGCGACGGCTGATGCGTCGATCAACTGGTCGGAGGGCATGTCGCCATCGGCGGTGAACGACAGCGCGCGCGCGATGATGGCGCGGCTGGCCGAGCAGGCTGCTGACACCTCCGGTTCATTGACGACGGCAGGCGGTCCGGTCGCTTATACGGTTACGACCAATCAGGGCTTTCCGACTCCGACACCAAATGACGGCCAGCTGATCTCGGTCACGCTGAACGTGACGAACGGCACCAACCCGACACTGTCGACAGATGCCGGCACTGCCTATGCCATTCAGGGTTCGACTGGCGCAATTCCATCCGGAACGCTGGTTGCAGGCGTGCCATATTCGATGAAGTTCAGTTTGGGAAGCAGCGCTTGGGTACTGCGCAACTTCTACAACTATCCGTCATTGGTGCCGCTCGGAGGTCTCATACCCTATACCGGCACTACTTCTCCAAGTCCAAGTTATATCCTTCCTGCCGGTCAGTGCATTTCCACCACGACCTATGCGGCCTATTGGGCCGTGCTCGGTTCGCCAGCTCCCGGTGGCTGCTCGGCCGGCAATTTTGCGGTGCTCGATCTGCGCGGGCGCACGCTGGTGGCGCTCGACAACCTCGGCGGCACTCCCATAAACCGTCTAACCAGTGCCGCGACCGGCTGCGGCACTGTGATGACAGTGGTCGGCAATAGTTGTGTCAATGGCCTCGAAAGCGTCACGCTCGGAAGTACTAACCTTCCGACACACACGTCTAGCAACGCTACGCAGTCGATCAGTGTTACTTCGCCCGCAGGTGCCGTTACCGCAAGCGGCACTGCCACGGACTTTGTCGGGTCGGGTTCATCTTTTACTGTTATATCGTCTCCCGTTGTTGGTGCGTTTACCTCCAGTGCCAGCAATTCGATCAGTACGACCTTTACAAATGCCTCGCCAGCGGCAGTTCCCAAAGTGCCGCCAAACATTGCTGTGACCTATCTTCTGAGGGTGCTGTAAGAGGTGATGCCATGGTCGAGACCATCAAGCAGATCGTCGGCACAGTCGGTGAGAATCTTAAAGGCCAGCCGCTCGCTTTTGCTCTCATTATCGTCAACCTGATGTTTCTGGGCTGGGCGGTCTATGTGTTCAACGGCGTGGGCAAGGCCGGCGAGCGTCGTGACGCCCTGATTACCCATCTGATAGAGAAGTGCGACGGCAAATGAGCGATACAAGCGGCCCATGGGAAAACACCGATCGTGAGCTGTGGCGCGGGCCTAAGGACGTCAATGGCGACACCGCTTATGCCGACTCTATCCATGTGACGAGGGAGGGCTCGATCGGCATCAATGTCGGCGGTCATGTCATCGTGTTGCCGCTGCGGGAATGGCATCGTCTTGCAATAGAGAAGCACGCAGTAGACAGGCACATTGATGCCGATTGTTGAAACTGAACTGTTTCCAACTCCGGGTGAGCCGGGCATCCTGCCGCCTTTAGCGAACGGCAATGCGACCGTTGGTGCCAGCATTAGATGGGCTCACGAAGATCACATCCATCCTGTCGATACCGCGTGGGCTCCGTCGAACTCGCCGACCTTCACCGGCACCGCAACCTTCAACGGTCCGGCAGCCTTCAACGGCACCGCAACCTTCAACGGCATTCCGACAGCACCGACAGCTGCAGCACTCAACAACAGCACACAGATTGCAACTACGGCATATGCTGACAGCGCCGTCTCGACACTCTCAGGCGCCGTTAATACGGCTCTTGCCCTCAAGGCGCCGTTAGCATCTCCGACGTTCACGGGCACTGTGACGATTCCGGTGGGTGCCAGCATCAGCGGCTATGCATTACTGGCTTCGCCGACGTTCACGGGTATCCCAGCGGCACCCACGGCAGCTGCGCTCAACAACACGACGCAGCTCGCAACTACGGCTTATGCTGACGGAGCTGTCGGTGTAGAAAAAACGCGTGCTCAGGCTGCCGAAGCGGGCACGGTGAAGAGTGTTCACAAACAGATATTCACCAGCGGAACGGCAACATACACGCCAACCGCCAATATGATCTACTGCACCATCGAATGTGTGGGCGGCGGTGGAGGCGGTGGAGGGGTAGCTGCTTCTGGAACAGGTAATGGTTTGGGAGCAGGCAGCGGTGCTGCAGGTGGTTATGCGCGGCTACTTGCTTCAGCGGCTATTATTGGCGCATCTCAGACCGTCACAGTGGGTGCTGGGGGAAATGGCGGCGCGGCAGGAGCCGCTAACAACGGAACGGCTGGTGGCGATAGCTCTGTCGGTACGCTTTGTATCGCCAAAGGAGGAGCCCTTGGGGGTGGAGGTGGCGGCGGTGCTGGCGGAATTAACGTGAGCGTTGGCACTGGTGATATCGTTGACGCGGGAAATGGCGGACGGGCTGGTCCTTTGCAGAACTCCAATCTTAACTCAAATGTTGTCCAAGCACAGGGCGGTGCCGGTCCTTGGGGCGGGCAGGGTACTGCTCTCAGTCTTGGGGGCGCGGGCAATGCCAACGGCAGCAACGGCAATGGCTATGGGGCTGGAGGAAATGGCGGCATATCATTTGCTATTGCAACAACTGGTGCTTCTGGTGGAAACGGCGCTGTTGGTGTCGTCAGCATCGTAGAATTTTGCAGCTCATAACCAAGCGGAGAAGCGTAAATGAGAATCGTGATCTCGGCAGGCCATGGGCTGCTGATCAGGGGTGCCTCCGGCATCATCGATGAGGTCGAAGAGGCGAGAAAAGTGGTGCCGGCCGTTGCCGACTGGTTGCGCAAGGTCGGGCATAACGTGCTCGAGTTCTACGACGATACCTCGCAGACCCAGAGCGAGAATCTCGACACCATCATAAATTTCCACAATGCGCAGGACCGTGATGTTGACGTCTCGGTGCATTTCAACGCCTATGAGCAGACTGATGAGCCGGTCGGGACTGAAGTGCTCTACCTGACGCAGGAAGGTCTGGCGTCGCGTGTGTCGGCGGCGATCGCGAAAGCTGGCGGCTTGATCAATCGCGGAGCAAAGTACAAGACGAATTTGGCATTCCTGAACGGTACCGACGAACCGAGCATATTGCTGGAAATTTGCTTCGTGGACTCTGAGGCCGACGTCGAGGCCTATCAGAACAATTTCGAGGCAATCTGCAAGGCGATCGCAATGGTCGGGCTGCAGACGGACGTGGCCGAGGGCGTAAGTTTCTCTGGCAAGTGCAGCTGGTTTGGCGGTCCGGACGATATGGGTGTCAGCGAGGACGAGGGGCTGGCCTTCATCTACAACTATGATCAGGCGCCGCATCTGTTTCTCGATCAGCAGCCGCCGGGCACTACCGGTCTGGCGCGCCGGCTCGACCCTGCCATGTACTACGTCGCCTGCCGCTGGGACTATGCGGTCACCCCGAAAACCATGCTCGATGATGCCGACAAGATGGCGCTGGTCAAGGCGCCGAAGACGGGCCGGAGGGTTCTGGCGTGGCCGGCGGACTGGGGGCCACACGATGATACCGACCGTGTCGCCGACCTGTCGCCCGGCCTCTTGGACGCACTTGGCATCAAGACCGACGACGAGGTGCTGGTCCAGTATCCAATCCAGATTCCAGCGGTGCTTCTGAGGTAGCAGGCTGTTTCCCGGTCGGCGGAGCCTCGCTGGATGCGATTCCAGTCTTCCGGGCTGCAAGATAGCGCCTACGCTCCAAACGCATCCTGATGGCTGCCAGACGCTCTGGGGCGACAGTCAGGCCGCGGAACCTATCGAGCGCCCAGACGTGGCGGCGTCGCTTGCGTTCCTTGATTGATCGCAGGGTATGGATGCTCAATCCGAAATGCTCGGCGAGGCGGTCCGCCAGATGCCGCGACTGGTATCTAAATCCGGCAGCCCGGCGTTCGCGCCTGTCCTGATTGATGATGGCCTTGATGATGCTGACGAGATCGGCCGGCAGCGGCACCCGCTCGGTCATGCGCTTCTCCCGGCGTTCTTCTCTAGCTGCTTTGCTGTCACCCCGATCAGGCTGGAGGCCATATTGAGTACGTCCCACTTCGACTTCTGAAACTCCTCCTTGTCCATGGCCGCTGTGGACTGCGACTTGGCCACATATTTCACGATGACCCGTCCGCGAACGACGATCGTCATACTGGGGTCGTCAGGAGCCATGAAGGCAGCCTGAGTAGCGGCATCGCGTGCGGTATCGCAGACCATCTCGCTCATATGAAAATAGCCGCATTCGATCAGCAGCTTCTTGCGGAATATTTCCTCGGTCGGATACTTGGTCATTAGCTTTTCCGGCAGATTATTCCACGCCTCTTTCAGCTGGGCGAAATAATGCCTGTGGCTGTTCATGTCGCGTTCCTGCTCCGGGTCGATGACGAACACCTCGCCGGCACCGAACCAGTGCTGGCAATAGTGCAGCTCATTGACTTCCGGCATGAATGCCACGCCATTCCAGACAACCCTGATTGGCCTGCGCTGCATCTATAACCTCTTCAGCCACGCCACCATATCTGCCAGTTCGTTGTTGAAGGCCTTCACCGCCATGGCGAGCGGAGCGATATAGGTGTCGCTCGCCCTGATGCGCGTGATCGACAGCGGCATCTTGGGCCAGCCTATGACAAGGTCACACCACTGACGCCCGCTAATCCAGAGCTGTCCCTGTATCTGTGCCATGGCGGTAGGCGGGGCGTGTCCGGAGCTCAGGATATCGATCAGAAGATGCGGCTCGGCCGACTTGAACTCGACTAATCCATCCTCTCCGATCAGTCCGTCCGGGCTGCAGCCGGTGGCGCACAGGAGCCGGTTCATTTTCATGAAGCCGACCTTCACGATATCGATGTCGTCGCGCTCATACAAATACTGGCTGCGTAATTCTGGCTCATGCTGTTTGCCGAGCTCCATCCTGTCATTGCTGTAGGTCTTAATGGGCTCGCCAGTGTGAATCTCGGCGGCCAGCTGCTTCATGTATTTGTAGCGGGTTTTGCTGTCTTCCCCGCCCTTACCCTGAGCCATGACTGCAGCGAAGCGGCTGGCGGTCGGGATGCCCCGACGCGCCTCGAACCATTCCGGCGAGCCCTGCTCGCAATCGATGATCTCGTATCTAACGGACATGGTCTTCCCGCTTTGGCATCGGCTTGTCGCCGGGGAAGTCGGAGGCGCCCATCTTTGTCTTGGCAGCCGCGACGCGAGCCTTCTTGTCCCGCAGCTTGCGCTCCAGCTGTGCCTTGGCTTCCGCGAACCGCAGCGCCGGGATGGCATCGAGGCTGGCGACCTTCATCATGTTGCAGAAGCGCTGCTTGTCGGCGCCGGCCTCATCCGCCAGCATAATCAGCTCGGCGAGCTGGGTCTCGTTAATTGAACGAGAATTGCCTGTGCCTTTGCCATCGTCATCCTCGCCGCGAGTGATGATGTTGAGCAACATGCCGGCGACCGTGCGCTTGCCATAGCTGACGGCTGAGACGATGGCCTGCGCAGCATTTTTTGACCCTGTCGAATCATGCTGGAATGGCAGCGTGGTCTCTTCGCGATGGCCGCCGCGCGCGAGAATGCCGGTGACGCTGATCTTGCCGGATGGGTCGTGTGGCGTGCGGAATGAAAGCGAGAAGCCATACTTCTTCAGGATTGGTCTGATCTGTTCCGCGATGTCTTCCCACAGCGCATAAGGGGTCGACTGCTGGAGCGGCCCGGTGCGGTCTCCCGCGGCATCCTTTTTCAGAATCTCGATCAGGCCGCGGCGAGGGATGACTGGCAACTCGGCCTGCATCAGCGCCAGATTCTCGTCATAGGCGATCTTGGCGGCCATTGCCTGCATATGATCGCGCATCGCTATCAGACCCTTCATCTTCTCGAGATCGACTTTCGGGTCGGCGGCGGCGCGGATGATCGCATCGATAATCTTCGATGTGCTGTCCATCATTACGACCGGCGCCGGCACTATGGCTTGGGTCGGAGGTATGGCCTTCGCGAGCTGTTCTTTGCTGATCGGATGTGTGCGCGGTGCTACGGCCTTCGCTGCCCTTTTAGCCATTCTGATGCTCCTATCTGTTCAAATCTGTCTGCGATTTCCATTGCTTCCGGACGGCTTTTCACGACGAGGGCGCCGCCGCACATGCCGCCGTCAACTGGGTAACTCAGAACGCGCCAGACGGGGTCCGAATCTACTCCGCCGGTAATCCACCTCAAGAACCCTTTGCCGCAGGCGTCGCAAATGATGACCGAGTACGGAGAGGCCGTTTGCGCCCTGCGAATGGGCGGGCCGGTATCTTCGATTTCGATTCTTTCGGGCTCGCCAGTTTCCGGAATTTTTTGCTGAGCCATGCATCCGACCCCTTGGTGGTAACGGTGCGCTCGGCGCCGGGCTTGCGACCAACCGTCTTCTGCAGATGGTGGTCCTTTTCGCGATAAATCAAGTAGCGCGGATTATTGGCAGCCGGGACAAGGCGTCCATTGCGGCGTTTGCGCAGCGATAATGCCGGGTCGTGATCGAGCTCTGCCTTCATGCCGAAAAACAGGATGTTCAGCAACCAGTTGATTTTGCCGCGGGTGGTGTATTCGTCGCAGCATAGCTCATACCACTCGCGTGCCAGCTGTCTTTCCTCTTCGTTCTCGAACATGCGATCGACAAAGGCCTGCCGTTCGAGTACGGCAAGCCGAACTTTGAGTGGCACATAGGGGCGTTTCATGGCTTCCCCGACATCATCAGGCTGATTACTAGCAAGATGAAGCGAAACAGCTCGTGCTTTTCTCGTTTTGTCATTCTTCCACCCATGGTTTGTGTGTGGCGTGCTGTCGATCGTACAGCACGGCAGCGTAGTGCCCCTTGGTTACCCATCTCCTTCCACATACTCGGTAAGTCATGAGCCAGCGTTTTCTATCCTCTGTGCTCATTTCCCATTCCTCGAAACCAGATTTACACCTTTGAAAATAGTTGAGATGAGATTGTCCTGAGTGCGGCCAAGGCGCGTATGTCAAATTCTGCATCCGTCATCCGTTGTCTGGATGAGAGGCGAAGCGACGGAGTAGGTTCAAGATGCCATCCCTCGTTCGGTCGACGTTGACCAATTCGACGGTAGCATCCAGACCGGCATCTTCATCACGCCATCGGGCGGCTTCTTTGTCTGCGATTTCCTTGATGGAATACCATTCACGGCCGACGCTGACGCCAGCTTGCTCGATTTTGCGGACGAGATAAAACCTCACCGGGTGACTCCCTTGTTGCGGAAGCCGATCTCGGCGCCGGCCATTTGCTTTTGATAGCCGTTCGCTTTTGCCCAAGCCCGCAGGGCCTTTTCGAGTTCGAAGGTCGTGAGGTATGGCGCCAAGCTTTGGACATCGAGCAAGTCACGATCGACCACCATTGCATAACCTTCGCGTGCGGTGGTGAGCATGACGCCTCCGCCTTGGGCATCGTTGCCGCGCACCCGGCTGATGTCGGCTGGTCTGACCAGCGTCGCCAGCCGGGCTTCTTCAGCCTGCTCTGCCGCTAGGTCAGCCGCTGCCTTGGCGTCAGCTTCCCGATCGGCCATATCCATTGCGATCTGTGTCTTGGCTTGTTGTGCCACGCGTGAGCGGGCGCGCGCCGCAGCTCGGGCTGCTTCATCGGCGGCCTCTTGGGCCTTGCGCAGGGCTGTAGCATGCTCCCGGGCAAGCCGGGCAGCTTCCAGCCGTTCTTGCTCCAGCCGGGCGCGCTCGGCGGCTATCTTGGCGTTCTGCCATTCGTCGATATCGGCTTGCAGGATGTCGGCGTCACCCGGTTTGACCGAGCGGTCACCCTTCTTGCGCCGGGCGATCTGGTCACGCATGTCAAAGAAGAAGTTGTCGACGGCGTTGCCGCCACGCAGGAACGGCTGTTTCTCCGCTTCCCTGAAGGCCTCGAGCCGGTTGTCGAGGTCGCGGAATTGCTTGATCACGCTGCCGCGGGCAACTGCCTCTTCATCGGAGGTGACTTTGACGCCCTTCAGGACGGCAGCCTCAGAGCGAAGCTGTTGCAGGGTCTTTGCCGATTCGGCGTAGTCGAGGGAAAGGCGGTCGTTGACAATCTGCGCTTGGTCGACGCCAAGATTGTCGCCAACAACGGCGCGCGGGTTTAGGGCTTCAGACATGTCTGCAATCCTTTCAGATAACGGCGATGAGCCAGAGGATGGCGCCGAAGATGACAACGAAGCAAGCACCCTCGACGAGACTGATGGCGGCGTCTTCAAACATGCGTCGCATGTCAGCCCCCCTGTCCGGGGATAAGCCAGAAGCAGGAGGATGGTGCCCACGGCAGTTCGTTGCTGATGTAGGCAACGAATGCCGGGCAGTCGATTATGGCGTGGAAGTAGTGGACGGTCATGCGGCCTCCACTACACGGCAGCCGGCCTTGCGGACGAGCTCGACGTGCTTGGTGGCTTTGTTGATCCAGTGGCCATTGCGCCATTTGACGGCTTGGCCGTACCAGAGGTGCTGCAGCTCGGGATGGTTGGTCTCCCAGACGCGGTAGAACTTGTTGGCAGACGTCTCGACGATCATGTGATGCTCCATCGAGCCCCTCTGGCTCGTGGGGTGTTTATGCGCAGGTTTGAAGCCTGTTGTCAACAGCCGGTTGACATGATAAGAGGGGATTATGGCAAAGAAACAGAAACGAAAACGGAAACCTGTTCCGCCGAGAGTTGTGTTGACTGACGCTGAGGCCTATCAGCAGTTGCTTAAACTCGGCTACACCAGAATGCGTATCGCGAAGATACTTGGCATTTCGAAGCAGGCGATCACCCGGTGGCAAGAGATACCGCTCAAACACGTCAAGAAACTTTCAGAAGCCACTGGCTTTGCTAAGGCTGATCTGAGACCATCAGATTTCGCGTAATTGCGGCTTTGTCTTCCACCGCCCCCGGTCCTGCAAAGCCGCGATACGGGGGTCGGCTGTTGGTCTCCAAATTTACAGCCGACCCCTACCTATCCATGGTCAAGATCAGAGGAGAATGTGCATGCCCCGGAAAAAGAAATCTAAACCCGTTAGGAAGCCCAAAGCCCAGAAGGACATAGCGGTGCGCCGCGGGGGCGACCGGGTCAATTCGGAGAGTAAGGCGCTATTCCTCGATCACCATCTTCCCGCGATTGCGAAGTTCAAAGAACAGGCGGCGCGCGCGCAAGCCAACCTTCGCAACGGGTACAAGTCGGCGAAGTCGGATGGTTTCCTGCAGCGCGACTTTGACACCGCGTTCAAGCTGAAGACGCAGACTGGCGAGAGGCAGATCAAGGCGCTCATCGCCCGGGATATGACCGTTGCCAAATGGTTGGGTTTCAGCCTCGGCAAGCAGCTCGACCTGTTCGTGCAGGCCGACGAGCATGACCTCGAGGCGCAGGCCTATTTTGATGGCGAGGAGGCGAGCCGGGAGAATAGGGCCGCGGAGCCGCTCTATGCGCCGGGTACGGAAGGGTATGAGGCCTACATGCGCGGCTTCCACGAGCATCAGGAGCAGCTGGCGCAAGGCATCAAGCCGACCTTGCCGATGGAGCAACCGCCGACATCTGGAGTGCCAATGACCCGCAGCCAGTTCAAGGCGCAGCAGGCGAAGAAGAAGCAGGCGGAGGCGCAACCGCTGTTCAACAAGAAGGCCGGTCCGCCCGAGGCGGCATGATCATCGGCATCGACCCGGGAATTTCTGGAGCAGCAGCGGCACTGCGTATAGGTGGCATAGGATTGCCCTCGCGTTTTGCGGAGATCATCGATCTCCCGACATTACGGGAGGGCAAACGGCGCCAGCTCGATTCCTATGCATTGCTAACTTGGTTGCGGTCGATGAGGCCGCACCGCATCATTATGGAAAATGTCCATTCCCTGCCGCGAGAGGGCGTTGTCGGCGCATTCCGGTTTGGCGTGGCCATTGGCATGATCAGGGCAGTGAGCCGGCTGGTCGTGCGCGATCTGGAGTTGGTCGAGCCTAAGGTTTGGAAAGGCTATTTTGAGCTGGCTGGCGGAAAGAAGGAAGCATCGCGGAAGCTGGCGCTTGAGCTATTCCCAGCGACGTGCGATATCTTGAAGCGCAAGAAAGATCATCAGCGGGCGGAAGCCATGCTGATCGCATGGTGGGGAGACCGGCCGCCGGTCGGGAAGAACTGGTGACGCTGCTTGATGAACTCCCTTACCTTCATTTCCGCTGCATTCATGCCGACGCTCCTTGGCGGTTCGAGAATTGGTCGAAGGCTGGCGAGGACCGTAGCGCGCAAAACCACTACGCCTGTATGTCACTCAGGGATATCGCTCGGTTGCCGGTCGTGGCTCATGCGGCGCCGGACTGCCACCTGTTCTTCTGGGTGACCGGGCCGTTCATGGCTGCCGGTGCCCATGTTCCGATCATGCGGGCGTGGGGCTTTCAGCCTACCGCCATTGCCTTTGTCTGGGTCAAGCTGAACCGCAGCTGGCATCCGCAGTGGATAGGCTACATCGACGATGCCATTGCCTTCATGGGACTGGGGCATTCGACCCGGCAGAACGCAGAATACTGTTTGCTGGGCCGCAGGGGCTCGCCGGAGCGGCTTTCCAAGTCAGTACGCCAGATCATCATGGTGCCTGTCCGCGAGCACTCACGGAAGCCTGAGGACGTCTACGGACGCATCGAGGAGTATTGCGCCGGCCCGCGGCTCGACTTGTTCGGCCGGCAGAGCCGGCGGGGATGGACTGTTAGGGGCCTCGAGGCGACGAAGTTCGATCGCAAGTCAACATCTGGTGGCTGTGGATAACTTCAACACGACAGAAGGTAACGTGTTGACGCGGAGTCAGATTTTTTACAGTTCGATGACGATTCAGCTTGCACGATCGACGACTCGTCGGCATTCTGAAAATGCGAAAGGGCCAGACGTTGATAGCGTCTGACCCTCTCTGAAACTGAAACCGATGGACGCGGTCCCCAGTTGTATCTCACTGAAATAGTACAACTCCCCCGCAAAAGCAACCCCCGGTTCCAGTTTCGCCAGTAGACTGAGCGAAAGCTGACGAACGCTGGGCAAAACGAATCGTCAGGGACGTGGAAGCGCTCCGCGACCCGGTCACCCATACCACCAGAATACGCAGCATCGCCTCGGCGGTGAACGTGCCCGGCTGTCTTGAATCAGCCGGGGCCTCTGGAGGGTAAGGGTGACTGGGTTGGGTAGAAAGAAAGACCTGTATCAGAGGAAAGATTCTTAATTGTTTTAAAGAAAGGGCGCCTGCAACTGGCGAGAGAAAATGGATGATGAACAACCGACGAGAGAAAACGATCGAAAGTGCGCGTGGTCGATGGGAGGGCATCCTGACGGCATTGGGTGTCGAGCCCGGGCTGCTCAACAAACGAAAGCATCAGCCATGCCCGCTCTGCAATGCCGGCATCGATCGATACCGGTGGACCGACTGGCGTGCGGACGGCGGCTACATCTGCAACGTCTGTGGCGGCGGTACCGGCATGCAGCTCCTGATGCAGCTCAAGGGCTGGGATTTCAGACGAGCTGCCAACGAAGTTGATTCGGTCATCGGTAGGGGCATCCCCGTGACTAAAGAACAGCAGCTGAGTCCGGAGGAATGCGCCAGCCGGCTGTGGCTGGCATGGCATACGAATGCCGAGCTTATTGCGCCCGGCGATGAGGCAGACCTCTATCTGCGCAGCCGCGGTCTTGTCGGCCCATGGTCGCATCAGGCCTTGAGGTGGCAGAAGGCTTCGACTGCGATCGTCGCTCGATTTAGGTCTCCGGGGGGAAGGGCACCTGACACGGTGCATCGCACTTACCTGACGGAAGACGGCCACAAGGTTCGGAAGTTCGTTTTCGGCATTCCCGTTCCCAGTGGTGGCGCAATTCGGCTGGCTCCGCCGGCTGAGACCATGGGCGTGGCGGAGGGCATTGAGACGGCCCTGAGTGCGGCGATGCTGTGGAAGATGCCGGTGTGGGCCACGACCGGAACACCGTTTTTGGTGAAGTGGAAGCCGCCCAAGATCGCAAAGCACATCGTTGTTTTCGGCGACAATGATCAGAACTTCGCTGGCCAGAAGGCCGCCTATGATCTTGCTCATCGTCTGGTGAGCGAGGGGCGTACTGCCGAGGTGCGGATACCCAGCCTCGTGGGGCAGGACTGGAACGACGTTTTACAACAACAGGGAGGAAAGTGATGCGAGCGCTGAGACCCGACCAGAGTGAAGCTATTAATACGATGCGGGAAGCTATGCTGGGGGGGCTCTGGCACATCGTGATGCAGGCGCCGACTGGTTTCGGCAAGACAGTGCTGGCCGCGGAAGTCGTCGCCAGTGCCCGCCGCAAGGGCAAGAAGGTGCTATTCACGGTGCCTGCTATCTCTCTGGTCGATCAGACAGTAGAGATGTTTGCTGGTCAGGGTATCACCGATGTCGGGGTGATGCAGGCGAATCATCGGCAGACCGATGGCTGCATGCCGGTGCAGGTGGCGTCGGTGCAGACGCTCCAAAAGCGGGATATGCCGGAGGCCGATGTCGTGATCATCGACGAGGTTCACAAGTGGTTTGACTTCTATGGAAAGTGGATGCGTTCGCCAGAGTGGGCCACGAAGCCGATCATCGGGCTATCGGCAACGCCATGGCGCCGCGGGCTCGGCAATTATTTCCGCAAGCTGATACAGGCCTCGACAACGCAGGAGCTGATCGATCGGGGCCTATTGTCTGACTTCAAGGTGTTTGCCCCATCACATCCTGATCTGGAAGGTGTTAAGACCTCGCAGGGCGACTATGTGGTCGATGAGCTGTCGGAGCGTATGCAGAACAAGACGTTGGTGGCAGATGCAGTCGAGACATGGTTGGAGCATGGTCGTGGCCGTCCTACGTTATGCTTCGCGGTCGATCGTGCGCATGGCAAGCATCTGGAACATAGCTACCGCGAGCGCGGCGTCAAAGTCGCTTATCAGGACGCCTACACAACTTCGATCGACCGCAGCGCAATCAAGCGAGGCTTCCATGATGGCTCGATCGAGGTGGTGGTAAATATTGGCACACTGACGACTGGTATCGACTGGGATGTGCGCTGCATCAGCATGTGCCGGCCGACCAAGTCGGAAATCCTGTTTGTGCAGATCGTCGGCAGAGGTTTGCGCACGGCGCCGGGCAAGGACCACTGTCTCGTCCTCGATCATTCGGACAATCACTTGCGTCTGGGGTTTGTGACCGACATCGACGTCCATCATACCACGCTGGCGAATGGTGATGACAAGACGCACACGGCGACGGACAGGATTCGGCTGCCAAAGGAATGCCCGAGCTGTCATTTCATGAAAGCACCCGGGATGGCAAAATGCCCGGTATGCTCATTCGTGGCGGTGGCGCACAACAAGATCGAGCCGACCGCGGGAGAGCTGCAGGAATTGGAACGCAAGCGCAAGGCCAAGGATGAGATAAATCCGGCGGTGTTTCTCGCCGAGCTCAAGGCGTATGCCCAGCTGCACGGCAAAACCACCAAGTGGGTGCTGGCGCAGTATCGGGAAAAATATAAGCGCTGGCCAGCATGGGGGTCGGTCGATCGGATAGCAGCTGCGGAGGAGATATCCACAACGACAGCGAACTGGATTAAGCGCGGACAGATAGCGTGGGCGAGGTCGAAGCAGCGGTTTGCGCCATGAAGAAAAATCCTCCGACTTTAGCTGATGCTGTGCTTATGACTGCGCTAGACAAAGCCAGTCCTTATCGACAGAAGCCGGAAATTTGCCGGTTCTTGGAACGAATCGCGTATGCCAGAAAGTTTGTGCTCGATGTGCCGATGAGCAAGTATCTCGCCGATCTATCGATCACTTTCTGGCGTGGCAATCGAAAAAAGCAATCGATCATGCTGGAAAACGCGCGGCGGATGGCGCGGCTGCCACACAAACTGACGTGGATTGAGTTCGAGTTTGCCTCCGGGTATTTTGTGCGATCGAAAGAAATTGGGTCATTGAAGATTGCCGATATCAACGGCAAGGAGCCCCTCCGATATGGCTGGTTGATTGAACAGCATGAAAAGGTCGAGACGGCATTCAAGGCGACCGAGATCAGGACAAGTTCAAAGCTGCATGGCAACGCCTTTACGCATCCACTCAGCATTCAATGGTGCTCCGACGATTCACCATTGATGTGGGAGATGTATCAGGTGCTGCAGGCTGGTGATCGTATTATGGGTGCCGAGTGGATGGCTCAGATGGAAGGTTATGAGTCATCTCAGCTTGGTTGGACAAGCACATTCAGTTGGGAAACATCGGATGACATGCTTAGATGGATGGTCGGTGCCACAAAACACAATCCAGACAATTATCCAGTTCTCTTACCACGCATGCCGATCAGGGACTTGTGGGCGCTGCTCGCCACCATCAATGATCTGCCGGTGAAGATCACGACTGTTGAGCCGAGCCGCGGCTACATGGCACGCGGCAACTACAAAAAATTTCTCAAGCATTCGATAGTGCATCTGACGGTGCCTGAAACGCAGTTTCGCAGGCTTATTGCCAAAAGTGCAGTGTTGTTGCGACGACGCGCGCATCAGGTGCGCGGGCATTGGCGCAATGATTGGCGACATCCACTGTCGGTGCTGTGTGAGCATGTGTACGATGAAGAGATGTGCTGCATCAATTGCCGTGGTCGGCAACTATGGATAGCCGAGCATCAGCGCGGCGATACCAGCCTCGGGTTCGTCACCCATGACTATGAAGTCGGGCATCGAGTCCCTTAAAACATAGGCTCAAAATAGTTATCCACAGCGTCGATGTTGAGTTTCTCGAGTGTGATGTGTTGAGTCAATGCATCGTTGACCCCTTGTTTTCCAGTCCTAACACTTTTTTAAAATGAAAGAAACGCCTGTGCCGCAGCGACCGCACATGGGGATAAGTGGTCAAAACCGGAAAATCAGAAAAGCCACTATGTTATACTGCTCCCCACGTCGCGCATGGTGTGCGGCGGGCTGTTTGAAGAGGTGAACAGATGTACACGAAGGAAGCGCCAGCGTTCCACGTCTGGAACGAGGGTGATGTCCACGAGCTGGTTTGTCATAGCCAGACTGACCTCAAGGACAGAATGAGGTTTGGCTATCGGCGCTGCACCGACCGAGGATGCGATTGGTGTGGTGACAACCAGAAACTAACCGTCGTCGAATAAAACAAACGGCCCCGGACAGCAGCAACTGCCCGGGGCCAGTCTCACCCAAAACGAAAGGAAGTAGCAATGGCTATCTATACACGGTTCGGTCTGGAAGTCACCCTCTGCGATGCGCGTCTCATCCCGGTCTGGATTGAGACCGGCAGGGGGTCGATCAAGTGGCATTACGCGAAACCGGCGCCACGCAAGAGATGCAAGATCGAGGAGCATCCGATCTGGCACTATCGCGGGTGGCTTACCGATAGCGGCTTACCGGTCTGCGATAACAAATGGGTGCCGGTACACACGCTCCGGGCCGACGATGGCACGAAGGAAATCCATGCCAAGCTGGATGAGCTCTGTCCGGATGGCAACGAAAGGTTCGACCAGTGGAACAAAAAGGACGCACCGGAAGCGTCACACTTTTTTCCACAGGCATCTGAGAAAGAGATTGCCTAGGTCAACACCCTGTTGACACGGCGGCCGGGTTATGAGATAAACCCGGTCGTTGGAAGGCGAGATACCAGAGCGCAGAATAGGTGAGACGGCCACTGCTTCTACAGCAACCCGCGCAGCCACTGAGATAGCCGGTTTCGAACTCTCGCTTTCCAGCCGCCGACTACGATAGGGTTAAGCGGGGCGATAACATCCTACCCGCCTGCGGTCCAGCTACCGGGCAACCGGACCAGAAGCCGCAGGTGTTTGAGGCCGCCCCATTCTACTGATGTCGAGCCATCGGGGCTCGATCAACTGGGAGGATTGCATGACTGTCAAGCACATCGTCCGACGCACCAATCCTAAGAGCCGCTGGCCTTTCCGCATCGTGCGGGTGCGTCAGCAGGTGCAAGCGAGTGGTGTCATCCGTGAGACCACTCACAAAGTGGCAGTGAAGTTCGAGACTGTGGAGCAGGCCCACGTCTTTATCGCCAAGAATGCAGAGCGCATCGAGACGTTCTGCTGAGGATGAGTTACTCAGGGGCGAGGAGCCCACGAAGACTGAGGAAATAATCCCACCTTACGCCCGGCGCTGGAAACAGCTACCGGGCTTGAGGCAGTAGAAGACCATCTATGCGGCGTAAGATTCTGGCCCAAAAGGCGCGCGTATCGCTGAGAAATATCGGGAGTACCCCGACGCTAGGGATAAGCGAGAACGTAGTGTGGCAGGCCTCTGCGGGCCGTTACGACCACTGTTGCAGCATAGATCGCAGACCTCACGGCCGGCAGGGGCAACCCTCACCGGCCTTGAGGCAATAGAAGGCCGAGACATTGGGTCTCGACCAACCCCTAAGGGAGCATCACTACATGAAGGCCGGAAAGACCCTCACCGAACTCGCCGCCGAGATCGAGCGTCGTGCCAACGCGAAGCAAGACCTTGTGGCATCAACCAAGAACCTCACCCTCACCGATGGGCTTAAGCTTGACATCGGTGATCACTCGTTCGGCGTCAATGGCATCGCTCATAGCCAGATTGCCGTTCACACCGAAATACCCAAACAGTACTATGACCGGATGCTCAAGGAAGTTCCGGCTCTGCTCGCCAACAATGTCAACGAGTGGTTCCGCAAGTACCCTGCTCCGCGCATGGTACGGACGCTCGACGGCAACGCTCGTGCCTTCCTGTCGGACAAGTTCAATCCGGACATGGAGAACGAGGACTTGGCTGAGGCTGTTCTTCCCGTGCTGCTGGACCTTGGTCTCGACATCATGTCGAGCGAGATCACGGAGCGCAGGCTCTACATTAAGGCCGTGGACAAGAAGGTCAGCCGTAAGCTGGCGAAAACCGGTGCCCGGTTTGGCGATGGAGGTCACACGATCGTCCGCGTCACCAGCCCCGCCATCACCATCTCTAACAGCGAAGTGGGCATGGGCAGGCTGGCCATCGAAGGTGGCGTCTACGACAGCTGGTGCTCGAACCTTGCCTCGTTCGCCGAGCGCTCGTTGCGTCGCACCCACGTCGGCGGCCGGCAGTCGATTGCCGAAGGTGAGCTCTATGCGCTGCTCTCGGACAAGAGCAAGCGGCTGAACAATGCCGCGCTCTGGTCGACCGTCAGGGACGTCGTTCGTGGCGCATTCGAGCGCGCCAAGTTCGATGCGCTGGTCGACAAGATCGAAGGCACTCAGCAGGACAAGATCGAGGCGGATGACGTCGTCAAGTTCGTCTCGCTGTCGACCAAGAAGCTGGGCCTCACCGATGGCGAAGGCAAAGGCGTGCTGAAGCACCTGATCGAGGGTGGCGACCTGAACCGGTTCGGTCTCTATAACGCCGTCACCCGGCTGTCTCAGGACGTCGAGGACTATGACCGAGCCACCGAGCTGGAGCGCATCGGTGCACAGGTGATCGAGCTGCCCAAGGATGGCTGGAAGCGTTTGGCAGAAGCCGCCTGAGCCTCCACAATAGCCCTTGTGCCCGGCGGGGAAACCCTACCGGGCACAAGGTAGTGGGGATGGTCCCCATGGAGGAACAGATGAAGGCGTTTATTTTCGCGATCGCTGCGCTGTCGCTGTTGGCCACAGCGATTCCGGCCAAGGCCGGATACTGCAATACGACCTGTAACACCTACGGCAGTCAGCGTGTCTGCAATACCTACTGTTACTGACCTTCGACCCTTCCGGTCTCGCCACCGGGAGGGTCAACTTTCTATTGACACGATATCGTGACCACGGCTACAAACGAATCAGAGCATCACATGAGCATTCACACTGGCCTAAATGCCACACTCTTTCCGAAAATATTAATCATGGCACGCGGCCTCTTTACTGTGACACATGCGGCATGAGAGTGTTTGCGTCGAGGCTTTTTAATGATTCGGGGCTAGCCCAGCGCAGGGGTGGCGCCGCTATCGAGCGAGAGCGTCAGGCTGCGACGTCGACCAGCGGGCGGTGTCGGCGGTCGGAAACAACACCCGCAAAAGCGGCGGCCGGGACTAGTCCTCCCGACCGCCGCTAACTTCAACCGGTTTAACACAGGGGAACTTATCAAAATGAACAGGATTACGCTAGCCGCGATTCTCGCGGTGGTTACAACTGTGCCTGCGATCGCAGGTGACAACACGGCAATAGGGGTTGGCACCGGCATTGCCAATTCGAGCTCGGCCTCGTCTTCCAAGGCTGTTGCCATCTCTGGGCAGGGCGGCACTGGCGGTAATCCGTCCGCCACGGTGAATGTCGCCGGCACTCCCGCCGTCCAGACCATCAATCAGACAGGCACCTCTACCATCCGCAACGTCCCGAGTGTTTTCTCGCCCGGGCTCGCCGCGGCCGGATTGGAGACGTGTCTTGGGAGCGTTTCCGGCGGTGGGTCTTTCGTGGGCACCGGTCTCAGTTTTGGAACGACCGTCCCTGACCCCGGCTGCGCCGCACGGCTCGATGCCAGAACCTTATGGAGCATGGGCCTCAAGAAGGCTGCCGTCGCGCGTCTGTGCCTCAACCCCGACATCGCAAGAGCGATGCCAGAGGTCTGCGTGCAATACGTGCCTGTGGTGGCACCGGTTGGCTATGGCTATCCGGCGCCGCTCGCTGGTCCGCCCATCAGCACGTTCGCGTCTGCCGAACCGACTGGCAGGCACGTTCCTGTCATGCTGGTCGACGGCCGTAATCAGCGCGAGCACCTCTGCAACGACTATGACGCGGCGGCCCAGCACTGCGTGCGATGGGCTGGTGAGCGATCGGTGAAGGTGGTGACGGCGCATGTCACGTCGTCGAAGCCAAAGCCGGTGCCGACCAGACTGAAGGTCGACCCGCCGCCCGCGGACGGCGCGAAGGCAGCCTCGGTGGATGCGGGCAGCAATCAGTGATTCGGACACGCCCGGACGATGCTGCCGCGTGCGGGCGTGGTTTCTGGGCAGCTTAAGAGGAGTACGGAATGAAGAAACTGTTGCTAAGTGCCTCGATCTTGGCATTGACGGCGTTCTCGGCGCAAGCCGATAGCACCCTCGCGGTCGGAACGGGGTTTAATTTCGGCCATGTGACCACCAACGCTGGCTCGCTCACTGCGGGTACGGCGGCGGCGGGAAGCGTGGCGACCGGCCACAACACCAGCCTCGGCTCCGGCTTTGCCGTTGCCACTCCGGCCGGTGGTCTGTCGGCTGGTGTCGGCGCAAGTGCCGGCCAGAGCAACTCCGCTTCCGGTGCGTTCAGCATCGGCAACGGTGCGGCAATCACTGCCGGCAACAGCACCAATGTTGGTGCGGGCGTCGGAATTGGTTTCACCAACGTCACCCCCTGACGTTTGCGTGACTAACGGCGGCGGGTGTCAACGCAGTGTTGGCATCCGTCTCCGGAGCGCCCATATGTACTCCCACGAGCCATTGGGGCTCGACCCGGAGAATCACATGTCCTACAGCCGCTCCACCCGCTACCACATCATCGTGACCCTATGAAACGGAGCAAGCAGCAGCGACGTCAAGAGTGCGACGCCGCTGCGCATGAAGCGCGCTTCTGGGTCGGAAAGATCAGATCGGCCGATCGCAGCACCCGGCATATTAAGCCGGTTAATCGGCAGGCTGCCAAAGAACTTGTTCATAGAGGTCAACGTCGTGTTGACAGGGCGCGCCGGATATGAGACAAGACTGCTCTGAGCCATTGGGGCTCGATTGGAGATTTTCATGCCTGACTTCAACGACACCTTGGAGAACTTGTTTACCGGCGACACCGGCCCGGTACGTACGACCGCCGTGGTCGATCGTCCGGCCGCCCGTGAGTACGTCGCCAAGGTCACTGCCCCCGAGTACGTCCAGACGTGCCACAAGTGTCGCGGCTCTGGCCAGACCCGCTGGGGTGCCTGCTTCGCCTGCCGTGGCGCCGGCCGCAAGACCTTCAAGACTTCCCCGGAGGCTCGCGTCGCGAATCGCGAGCGCGCCGCTGACCGCAAGGTGGCTGCCGCTGCCACGGCTTGGGATGACTTCGCTGCCGCTCAGCCGGTCGCCGCGGCTTGGATTGTCGCCAAGGCCGACAGCTTTGACTTCGCCGCTAAGCTGCGTGAAGCAGTCGCCCGCTTTGGCAGCCTGACGGAAGGCCAGCTGGCTGCGGTCCAGCGCTGCGTGGACCGTGACACCGTCCGCGCTCAGGAACGCACCCAGCGCCAGCAGAACGCGCCGCAGGTGGCATCTGAGGGCGTTGATCGGTTGAAGGCGGCTTTCGACACGGCTGCCGCCTATATCGCCGCGAACGGTCTGACCCGGAAGACGCCCAAGATCACGATCGGGGGCATCACGATCAGCCCGGCCAAGGCGACGAGCAAGAATCCCGGCGCCTTGTACGTCAAGGACGGCGAGGAGTATCTGGGCAAGATTGCTGGCGGCCGGTTTGTCGCTCAGCAGGTTTGCTCGGCCGAGCAGCAGGCCAAGGTGCTGGCGTTCGTTGCCGACCCGGCCGAAGCAGCCAAGGTCTACGGCCAGACCACTGGCGTATGTTGTGTTTGCAACGCGACGCTGCGGTCGGAGTGGAAGAACCGCGGTATTGGCCCGATCTGCGCGCAAAAGTTCGGATGGTAGCGCGCCGGGGCGTCCCTACGGGGGCGCCCCACCCCTCTTTCCCCTCGAACAGGAGCATCACATGGAAATACCTCGCGTCAGCAAGCTGACTGGCACCATGCCGTCCGAGTTGCTCGAGACCTACATCGACGCCAAGCAGGCCGTTTCCCGGGCCATAGAGGCCGCTGGGCGCGTCTGGCCGAATGCCCGGGACTATCAGGGCGGCTCGATCAACAAGGCTATGGAAGAGCATAGCGACCGCATTAAACGCCTACGGCAGGTGGCGGCCGAGCTCGAGACGATCGCCGAAGGTATTGTCAACCAGCTGTGAAGCATGCTGGGGATATCTGGTCAACGAGCTGTTGACCTATTCCGCGGGATATGAGACAACACGGGGGTCGAGCCATTGGGGCTCGTTTAGGAGCATCACATGACCGTCACCGTCTGGAGCAACGCAGGCAAATTCGAGTGGATACTCTGGGATGGCGAAAACGTTGTCGAGCGTTCCGGGCTCATCTTCTCCAGCTACGCCAAGGCAGTTCTCGCCGCCAGCAACTACGTCGCAAAGTTCTAGAATTTAGGCATATCGCCTCCTGCCCGGCGCCGCAAGGCTACCGGGCTTGGGGCATTAGAGGGGCATCCCGCCTCCGGAGCATCACACCATGTCCAACAATCTTCAGATCGACCGCCTTGGCTACCTCCTCGCCGAAATTGCCGACCTTGAGAAGCAGGCGAAGGCCATCAAGGATGCGCTCAAGGATGCCGGCGACGGTGCCTATGAGGGCGAAGTGTTCCGCGCTACTGTCAGCACCTCCGAGCGCGAGACGCTCGACATGGCCGCCGTGCGCGAGCACCTGTCGCGTCAATTCATCACCGCGAATACCAAGGTGACCGAGACGCAGACCGTGCGCGTCGTCGCCCGCAACGGCAAAGCCGTCAAGGAGGCAGCATGAGCAAGACCAGCAAGGACGACCTTCCGGAGCTCGAGGCGATGATCGACCGCCACGGCCTATACTGTGTGCTGTCGATGCTCTCGGACATCGCCAGCGAGAAGGCCGAGCATCTCCGTTCCAACTGGGGCGACAAGGGCGCCGCCCATGCTTGGGAAAAGGCCTGCAGCTATATCGACACCGCGGGTGCCAAGGTCGACGCTCTGAGTCTGCCCTGATGGCCGCGATGTGGGTCACGATCGACTATCTCGACGGACGGAGCGTGGTCAAAGGCCCGCTCTATCCGGACGAGCTCGATCTCACCGGCATGCTGTTCCGGCTGAACGAGCGCGGCATTGCGACCGTGACGTTCGCCAACGCCAAGCCGCTCAACGAGCTGATGCGCAACCCAGAGAAAAAATGATGATCGCCCCTTACATCCGGACGGATGAAGACAGGAAGTGGTTGGCGGACGGCGAGTTCCATCACTGGAGCCTGCCGCCGGCAGCCGCATGGTATTATCGGATATGGGGCGTTCGGCATGTTCGTTCGCTCTATCTGGCCCGTCAAATCTATCAATACGAGACGTTGTTTCGTTCGATGGGTCTGTTTCCTACCGGCTACGATAGGTGGGTTCTCTATGCCGTTGTGAGGGGATGGATATGAGCGTCAATCTGTGGACAGTGGTTGTCGGCGGCCTGCGAATGTCGCTGCGGGAAAGCCGCGGCGGCTATACGCTGGTCTTCAGTATCGTCTCTGACCCGACGCAGGTGTGTCTCACCCATCTGGGCTCCGATCGAGCCAATGCGCTGCACATCTTCGCCCGCAAGGTCGATTGCCATCGCATGATGATTGGTGAAGCAAAAGGGAATCTCGCATGACCGGTGATGACATCCACGAGTACCGGAAAAAGTTCGAGCTCACCCGCACCCAGTTTGCGCTGCTGCTAGGTTATGTTGGCAGTGATCGCAACAACGAAACGCGCGTTCGTCGCCTTGAGGCGGAAGAGGAGCCGGCGCTCCTGCTCTGCCGATTCCTGTGGCTGGTCGATGACTGGCGCACGAAGCACGGTGTCTTGCCGGCATGGCCGGAAGAGCTCAAGATCGAGGGCGAGGAACAGCCATGGATGTGAGCCCATGAAATCGCAGCTTTCCGCATCGCTGGAGAATGGCCGTCTTCGCTATGGCCCTTATGAAAGCCAGCCCGATGAGCGTCACGGTGCATTCCGGATACAGGGTCCATGCGGCTGTGAGCTGGTGATTATGTCCTCCGGTACCGATTCGAAATTTGGCTGGGAGCATGTCTCGGTTTCAATCAACCGGCGGATGCCGAACTGGACCGAGATGTGCTTCGTCAAAGACCTGTTCTGGGACGAAGAAGAGGCCGTGATGCAGCTGCATCCGCCGAAATCGACCTACGTTAATCATCATCCGTACTGCTTACATTTATGGAAAAGCCTAGAAGAACCGATACCATTGCCGCCATCGACTTTGGTTTGACCGAAAACATGAATGGAGAGCCAGATGCCGGACAATTATGATCTGCGAAACAATATCGACAAATGCTTCGAAGTCGCGGTGAAGACGCAGCGCAAGATCGGTGAGCCTCCGCCTGATGAAGTCTCGTTCGTATATGGCTTCGTCGCCTGCTTCGGCATCATTACTGGAGGGGTGGACATTGGCATCGATCAGAATGCGCCATTGACCGATGTGCTCGACAGCATCCACCGCGACATCATCGATTTTGGCCGTCGCGTCGCCGGCAATCAGGCCATACAGGATGGCGTCAGGGAGGCAATCAATGGCTTCAAACACTGAGCCGCAGCTGGCCATAGGCTGGCACGGCTACGTTTGCCCCGGCTGCGACCACTATCACATCGAGCTGCTGGACAAGCGAGACGAGTGTTTCGCCATCATGTCGGTTGCGCCTGCGGACATGCTGCCGTTGGCAAAAGTGCTGCTGCAAATCGTGGATGAGCTGCAGCAAACCGGCTCGATCGAATCCCAGACAACCCACTAGGAGAAGCAAGTGCTGAAGAGCAGGGTTAACATCGTAATCACCATTCAGGTAAAGGGCGACGATGGCCAGCTGACCGCCTCGGAGCGCTGGGACGTCATCACTGCCGCGGCAATCACCGTGCGTGCAGCGATCGAGAACTACCTCCATCCCAAGGAACATGCGAGGGCTCGCAGGGCGGTAGCTTCGGCTATCCTCGAGCCGGCCTCCGCCCGTGCCAAGATCACAACGCGAATGTCGACAACTCCAGCGGGAGAGACAATTGCGGTACACAAACGAGCTGGCAACTAAAGTGCTGCGGTATGAGAAAATGGCTGTCAGGGCCCAGTTGATGCTGCTCAGTTACCGCCAGCGTGAATTGCGCTATGTCACCCGGATACTGGCAGCTGAGAAAGCTGATAACCAAGTGCTATCACTCGAGATTCTAGTAGCGGAGCAAATGCGTGAGCGGAAGCAAAAAAGGCGAGCGTCGCGGTAATGCCCGCAAGCGGCCAGCAAAGCCAGCGGGCTCACGGGTTCACGAATCGCCACGAGAGATCATGCGGGAGGCCGGTCGCAAGGCTGGACCGCATGGCAATGACCCGGTCGTTGTCGAGCGCCGTATCCAGATCAGCCGCCTGATTGCCGGCTACAGCGGCGAGGTCGAGGACACCACGCCCAAAGAGGCGTTGCTGCTCGGTATGTGGCACAATCTGCAGGCCTATCGCGACTGGCTGGACGTTATCGAGGAGCTGTCGCAGAGGCCGCCGACGCCTGAGAATACTGCGCTTTGCGAGCATGCCGAGCGTGAAGCCGAACGGCTCTTAGACAAGATGGGCGAGTTCGCCTTCAAAGTCGCCGGCTACATCCATCCCAAGCTGCAGGCTACCAACATCATCGGCCAGACTGGCGCCAATCAGACCGCCATCCTGCAGCTGCTGATGGAAGAGATGGACGAGCGCGAGCGCAATGCGCCGATTCCGATCGAGTACAAGCCTATTAAGACTGGCGGATAGGTTTTGTGCCAAACGGGGTTTTGTGCCAGTATTGTGCCACGGAGGTTTTGTGTCATGGTAGCCATTGGTCCCAAGGAAGCGCAACTGAGAGCTCAGCGTGAGGGTAAGCATCCCGGCAGGTTTGCCAAGAAGACAGCCGGGCCGAAGCCGCCGAAGGGTCCGCGCAATTTGAAGGCTGGAGGATTTACGAATAGTCTTTGGCGTCTTGAAGAGCGGACGAAGGTGGTCACTGAAAAACAGAAAGGTGGTCGGCCGCCGACCGTCGAAGGCAAACCGTGGGAAGCTGAAGGCGTCAGCCGGCGCACTTGGTATCGAAAGAAAAAGAAATGAGCCTCAAGCCACAGAACCTCATCCAAGCCGCAGAGGCTGACCTGAAGCGGCAGAAGATCAACACCATCCGCTATGATCTTCGCGACCGCTATCATCAGTACGCCTTTCATCGCTGTCATGTCCGTGGCAGCGAGACGGTTGCCGATATTCTCTGTCGTGCTGCGAAGTCCGCGGAGCGTAAGCCACCTAAAACCCGCAAGCGAAACACAATTATGATCTACGCCAACCCTGAGCTCATTCGGGAAGCCCTAAAGCTATTGGCCGGGGAAGCATGAGCAAACTATTACCGTGCCCGTTCTGTGGGGCTGACGTTGCCGAACTAACCAAGGCGATGGGAGAAGCTTGGGTGCGATGCCCGCATTGTAACGCTTGCGGCGGTATGTCTAGCCGGGAAGAGTTGGCGTTCAAAAACTGGAATGCGCGATCTGACAAAGCGCAGCGGGAAGAATGACAATGCTGATTTTCACCATCACCATCATAGTCACTTGGACGGTGGCAGTGCTCTACATAACGTGGGCAATAAACAAGGATAAGGCCGGGGAAGCATGATCAGCAACCAAGACAAACTGAAGTGCATCGAGCGCGAACTCAGTTATCGCCGCTATGTCTATCCGCGGCGCGTGGCGGCAAAGAGAATGGATGCTCAGCTGGCCAGAGACCAGATCATGACGATGGAGGAAATCGCCGAGGACTATCGCAAGCTGGTGAAACAGGAGGAGCTGCCGCTGTTCATTCAGGCGGGCGTTGCGTGACACGGCAATGGTACGAAACCATCAGCGATCGGCAGCGCGAGCAGATTATCGCAAAAAGATTTTGCGAGCACTGGCCAGTCACACCTCGTTGGCCGCGACCCCTACATCCGGTGAAGCGTACGGTTGATGGCTACAGCATCGACTACAATGCGGTCGATCCTGATGGCGTTGTGTTGCTGCGGTTCGAGGCCAAATTCAGGTCTCACAATTTCGGTCATTACAACACGCTGTTCATCTCGCAGAACAAGGTGCGGGCCGCATACGAGCTGTGGAATGTCGACGACATCCCGGTGTTCTTCGCGGCCGGCTTCAGGTGCGGCAGGTTTGCCTATGGTGATCTATGCTATCCAGCGGAGCGTGAGGTGAAGTGCGGTGGACGCTACGATCGCGGCGATCCTTACGACGAGGAGTGGATGGTTCACATTCCGATCGACCAGCTGAAGGCCTTCTGATCTGAAGGAATGACTATCCTGCAGATATGAGGTAAACAGCAGTCGACCACAAAAAGGGAAGGGGCACCATAATGAGGATGATTCTCGCTCTGGTCCTCGCCATGCTGACGACGGACGCCTTCGCATCGAAGCTGTACATCAGGGAATATTCCGCGCTCGGCACTCAGGCGCAAGGTGATACGCCGCAGATTGCCAAGGAACCGGGGCAGGTTGATCAGGTGGTTGACTTTACCGCTGGCGCCACGCAATCAGCAGCCTTTGCTGGCAGCACGCGCTTTGTGCGGATGTGGTGCGACATCCAATGCACCATCGTGTTCGGTGCCAATCCCACCGCGGTGGTCGGCACCAATATGCCGATGTCGGCCGCGACGGTCGAATATTTCGGAGTGGTCTCTGGCAATAAGGTCTCGGTGGTGACAGGTCCATGAAACGGGCCATCATAGTGATCATCCTGATTTCCCTGTCGGTTGTCGGAGTTCATGCAAAGCTCGGCAAGCTGGGTACGCTGGGCCAGCTGGGCGGGCTGGGCGGCAAGGGTATCGTCATCCCGCAACCCACCGGCAAAATCCTGATGGTTGACGGCACCTCCCACATTCTGATGGTCGACGGTGTGAGCAAAATTTGCAGGGCAGGAGGGTGCTGATGCGTCGTCTTCTGACTGGAGCATTGCTCCTCGGCTTACTCGGGTTGGTGTCGCCGGCTTTGGCGGTGGATACTTCGGTCCCATCCATGACTGCCGGCGGTGCTCTTGCCGGCACTGATCTGCTGTACTGCGCCCAGACTGGAGGTACGCTCGATCGCAAGTGTACGGCGACGCAGGTGGCGGCCTACGTCTATGGCCTGATGAGCAGCGACTGCACGGCTACTGGTGTCGGCGCAGTGACGTGTACCAAGACCGGTGGTGTGACGTTCGGTGGGCTGGCTACGGTCGTCCCGGGGACCGGCGTTGCAACGGCTCTGGGCGTCAATACGGGCACCGCTGGTGCGTTTGTTGTCAATGGTGGTGTACTTGGCACCCCATCGTCCGGCACCCTCACCAACGCCACCGGCTTGCCGGTTGCCGGCATATCCGGTCTCGGTACCGGGGTGGCGACAGCGCTCGGTACTACACTGTCCGCTGCCGGCGGTGTGACTTCGACTATTGCCGGCGGGACGGCAGTGCTCGGCACTGGAGCAATCGCTTCGGCCGCCTGTGCGGCGGCAGTGACGGTCGTCGCGACTAACGTCGCCACCACCGACGTCGTAACGGCGTCTTTCAATAGCGACCCAACTGCGGTCACTGGCTATATTCCTTTGACCACGGGCATGCTGACGATTATCGGCTATCCGACTGCGGGCAACGTCAACTTCAGAGTCTGCAACAATACGTCAAGCTCTATTACGCCGGGTGCCATCACCCTGAACTGGAGGGTGGTGCGATGAGGATGCTGGTTATTATTGCCGCGGTTATGAGCCTATTTGCCGGGGCCGCCGACGCGCAGATGGGCATCACATTTTTTCCCGGGCCGGGGATGAAGGCGGTACCTCCAGCGTGCTCGCCGGGAAACCCGACTGGTCAGATGGATTTCTCGGTTTGTAGCAATGTCGCAATTACCGCTGCGGTGATGCCATAAGGAGGGTCACAATGCGCAAGATTCTCGTTCTTCTAGCAGTTGTCTGCGCGGCATCACCGGCCCTTGCTGACTGGAGCGGCAAGGATGCCACGGGCGCCACGATCACGTTCAAGAATCCGAATGTCTGCACAAGTGTTGTCTGCGTGCCGATTTCGTCGCTGGTTGATTCGACCGGCGCGGCTGTTGGCACTGCTGGCGCTCCGTTACGGATTGATCCAACGGGGACCACGACCCAGCCGGTATCGATGGCCACGGTGCCCACGGGAGGCGCTACCTCCGCAAATCAATCCACTGAAATCGCGTCTCTCGCAACTATTGCGACCAATACCGGCGCGCCGATCCCGGCTGGTACTTTCGTTATCGGCTTCACCAGCAACGACCCTTGCACGCAAGCGACCAAGGTTAATATCGCGTTCGGAAACTCAGCTGGCAACACGCAACTCGTTGCGCCGTCCGGTGTTCTGCAGGTTTATGTCTGTTCGTTCTCGGTGATCGCTGCTGCTGCTGCCACCATCAATCTTGTGGGTGGTACCGGCGCGACCTGTACTACTGGCACGCCCGTTGCCGCGATTGGCAGCACCACAGCGGCTAATGGTATGTCCCTTGCCGCTAATGGCGGTCTCACCTTCGGTAATGGCGGCGCATCCGTAGCTCGGACCACCACCGCGGGCCACGGTCTTTGCTTGATCCAGTCCGGCACGACGGCGCTTGCCGGAAACATAACGTATGTCCAGCAGTGATCTAGCATGAAGATTATTCGGCCAAGTCGCAGATTGTTTATTGCCGGTGGATTAACAGTGGCTGCACCTGCCATTGTTCGTGCACAGGTGCCGATGACTGGCGCCGGGCTCGGCAAACCCGCATCTGGCGGCGGTGGCGGCACGTTTTCGTTTCTTGCAGGCTCGACGAACGTACCCATCGGAGCCAATGGAGGGAACAGCAACGCAATAAACACTACCGGGGCTGGGCTTCTTATCCTTGGGGTGTCCTACTACACCGGAGGGTCCGGCTTAACCATTTCCGACAGCAAGGGAAATAGCTGGAACTCGCTGACCGCTACCGCGGGTGGCGGAAACGCTAAATGTATCGTTTATTATTCTGTTCCCACCAGTGTCGGCACCGGCCATACCGCCTCCCTGACTGGAACCAGCATATATACGGCTCAAACATTTGCAGCTTTTTCGGGGGGCGCTGCTTCGCCTGCAGATCAGCAAAGCGAGAACAACGGAGCCAGTGGTTCTTCCGCCGCGTCAACCAGCATCACACCATCGGTCGGCAGTGAACTTGTAATAACATTCGTCGGCAACGATGCAGATACGATTGGTGCATCATCCGTCAGTGGTGGCTTTACCATTGTCGATGTTACTCATACGGCTTCTTCCGGAAATAATATGGGCGGCGGCTTGGCCTATCTGATCCAGACTTCCGCAGCGGCAGCTAATCCGACTTGGACACTTAGCGGGTCAAGCGGCTGGTCGGTTAAAATGGGATCATTCAAGGTCTCATGAATGGCAAGTGGTGGTGGTGGCGTAATGGAAATGCGGATACTGATCATGATACTTTTGGCCTTGTCTCCACCTCGTCTTTGTGGGGCGTGGACGCGAGGAGTCAGTACACCAGCGGCAACCACGACTTGCAATATCAATACCGGAGTTGCGACCGGATTGGATGCAGGAACATGCGCCAGTCCAGCGGCTACCTGTAACGGCGTTGCCGATGATACGCCTGCCTTTCAAGCCTTTAACACTTGGGCCAAAGCCACCACGACCAACACCAATGCTCAATTGATTGAGTTGCGCGTCAGTGGAAAGTGCATGTTCATTACGGGTACGAACAGCACAAATTTTGCCAATGGGGTGAAGAATCTTCGCTTGATGGGCTATGGAGCTACGCTTTCGAATAACAACCTATCCACCGGAGCCAGTTTTCAATTTGGTGGCTTAGGTATCTGTCATAAGGGACTTTCCGATCCAAGCGGATGCAGTGCAAGAATTGCGACAGTTTCCTCGGGAGCAACATCTGTCACTGTTCTGGACACGACAAAATGTTCTCGTTTTATCGCCGGCCGATGGGCTGTGGTGACAGGATTCGATCTTCAATCGCAGTTCAACTCTCCCTATGGATTTCCTCCTAACCCGCATTATTTCGATTACGTCCAAATTTCGTCTACATCGAATTGTGCAACAACGGGGCAGATCGCGTTGGGGTCTGCTCTCACCAACACCTACTTATCAACATGGCCGAATTACAATTCAGGGGATGCTGTCGAGGCTGATCCCGGAGGCCCGGCAACTATCTACGCACTTGATCCATCTTGGGATAGTCAACTCGACATTCGGGGCATCACAATCGATCAAGTCAATAATCAAACTGGTGGCGCTGGGCGCTCTGCAATCTTTCGAGATATAACCGTTACTGGAGCGAACTGCCTTATTCCTTCACAAAACGGCAGTTTCACTATCATCAATGCGGTGATGACCAATTGCGATATCGAAGTCGATAAAATTATCGATAGCTACACATTGAACTCTGTGACCGCATTTCGGATCACGACCCAGAGTTCGTCGGTAAATCGTATGATAGTTTCCAATTCTGCAATGAACATTAATGGCACGCCGAAGGTCGCTAACATTTACAATTCAACGCTCACTAGCTTCACAGTTGGTCCGATAGCCTATGGTCGTGGTGATTCTACGACCTGTACAAATTGTAAAATAACAGTAGGCGTTTCTGGAACGGGCTTTGTCGAAGATCAACTTGGCGCGGGGGTTAATAATTATTTCAATTTTAGCGGTGGCGTGATGAGCGCTCCGGATTTTGTCAATGTCACAGCCATTGCAAACAATGGCTCTGGGCTCGTTCGCCTCACCGTATCGCCTAATACTACAGGCTGGAATAACAACGTGCTTACAGCTGTAAGCAATGTATTTTCCAGCGGCCCTAATTCGAATGCGGTATATGTCATTACTGTGGTCGATAGCACCCATATCGATCTTCAGGGTACGACCTTTAGTGGCTCAGTCTATACCGGGGCTGGTCAACTTCAGAACAACTCATACAGATGGGCCGTACCCGGCACAAATCTATTTTGGCACGGCATTCTTAATGCTCAAATGCCGGCGTTTCAAGTCACGGGTGTAACACAAGATTCTGCCGGCACCCATATTGCAACAACGATGCCGGGTGGATTTCCAACCATGCCGCTTACCAGCGGCAAGGCAAATCTTCTTGTCCAGCAACCGAAATGGACCTGCTCGGGATGTACAGGTGTTGTGGACGCGGTTGATTTTGCGGGCGCCCCTCCTAACACTCCGATGTATTCCTATTCAAAGCGGACATACACAAATAGCAGTTCGCTAGATCAACATCTTGTTTTCGGAACAGTCACCAGTATCAAATTCAACGTGACTCAAGCCTATACGGGATCGACCAATCCTCTTAAATTCAACATGGTTGAAAACACCGTTGTTCCAGCGGGGACGACATCATTCTATTCTGCATTCATTGATCTTCGTACTGCAGGGCTGAGGACTATTACGCCATCGGGCGTAACCTGCGACACTGGTGGCGGCCCTATTCCCGGCGGTTGTGGAGCGGATAGCAGTTTGACACTGCCTGACCCCGCTGCATTCTTTGGGGCTAATGCTGCTCCGCAAATGGCATCGTCGCCGGTAGATCAACCGTGGATAATGTCAGCCGAGTTTATTATGAATCAAGGCGTGGTTGCACCTTAGAGGAGTATCTGAATGCGTTGGCAAATGTATGAAAAAACTTCGCCCGGTTATCATAAGTTTACACAGGACGGCGTCAAACCGCTTCATGTTGTGGTAGACGAAAACGGGATTTTTGAAACGGACGAGGATGGGGCTGCGCTTTATCCATTATATGCTTTTGCCAAGTGCCTTGATAAGCAAAGTAATAAGAGGTCACGAGTTTGATGAAGGCGCACCGTAGTCTTGATGGAGGCTG